GGGGTACTACCCCGGGGTTGCTTATTATGAGATCACGTATCAACCAAGTACCATATAGTATCCCTTCTGGACACTACGAACAGGATCAGTATACCTATCCGGGTGGCGTATTCGTACGCACCGCCGGACAGGCTGATTCCCCCGTATATCCATTTGGATTCTCTATTGACGAGTTAATCGTCGATGAGGCTCCTCATATGAAGAGGTATGGAAACTGTACCCACACTGTTACGAAGACCAAATTCTACGAGAATGCACCAAGCATTACGTGGATTTGGCCTCCGGACAAGTATGTGGATAAGTACAGTGGTGGCTACTGGTTGTGGTCGGTTAGAGGCGTCGTGGACTCTTGGTTGACGGCGAGTATAACGGTGAGAACCGTTGATCGCGCAGACCTGAGTTACGAAGCCCTTTCGGCAATGAGGCCATCCTTTTCGGACGCCTCATTATTCAACGACCTACTGGAACTCCGTCAAGTCGCGGACCTAATTAACCCTCTTGGGGTTAGAAAGGGATGGCTAAAGCGTTACCGTAAAGGTAAAGCTCCCATCACGCGGCTCGACGAGTTTAAGGCGGGCGCTAACATGCATCTTTGGTACCAGTTCGGTATCAAACCTGCAGTGGCGTCTGTCAAAGAAGTAGTCAGGCTTCTTTCGGAGTTGCCGCGAGCAATCGCTAGACTTCGAGAGAAGAATAACGTTGTTCTTACCCGGCATTATAGCCGGCGTTTGGACAACTGGACGTTACCTACAGCCGATGCCACTGTTTACAGTGGAAGCGGATATGTGGTAAAACAGACTACCCAGTGGATAGTGCCCCCTGTGTATCATGCTAGCATGAGATTCCGATATGACCTTTCCGGTCTTTCGGATCTGGAGTTAGCGACACGGGCGTGGGCCCAAGCCTTAGGCTTGGATAAACCGTTAAGCGTTGCTTGGAACGCCATACCCCTATCGTTCATCGTCGATTGGTTCGTCGATGTCGGTAGGTGGCTCGGTTCACTCACGGACGGTTCCGTGATTCCCATAGTAGTAGAGGATTTTTGTGCTAGCACAAAATTCCGCTACGTCACCAGCGCAACCGCGTCCTTTACTGTTGGTGTTGTTAACCCTAAAACGGTTACAACACTGCAGGTAGGGACGAGGACGCATGGTGTTTACGACCGCGTCGTGGGACCACCAAGTACCACGAGTCGTTTACGCTTCGGACTCCCGAGCGTGGACCAGGTGTTTACCCTGGTCTCGCTTGGTGTTCAACGCGTTAACCCACGCAAGCCGCTTAAGACGCCACCTAAACCTAGGTGGCTGAAATTTAGCAGCAAGATGGCCGTTATTCGGTGATCCTGTTTCTACGTAGTTTTATAGGAGTACCCCATATGGGGGATCCGACTACGAAGCGCAATCTGAACGTTGTGAAACGTCCAAACATATGCTAACTCAAGACATCACGCTAGCTGGAGATAGCTCCAGTACGCGTACGTACTACCTCACCGAGGGACCGACGACTGGCAAGAAAGCCAGCCTTCGTCGTAACTCGGCGGCCCCGACGGGAGAAGCGGAGGAACTCGCTGTATCACACAGCGAATCTCTTCGCAACGGTACCGTCGTTAAACGTCACCTCGCGCGCCTTAACCTGCAGAAGCTTAATGCTACTACACTAAAGGCGCACACTGTGGCGTTGTACGTGGTCATCGAAGTCCCTCAGGACTCCGTGATCACGGCCGCGCAAGTCAAAGACATGCGGACGCAAATGGTCAATTTATTGACCAACGCGAACGTAGACAAGCTCATCGGCGACGAGTGCTAAGCGAAAGCCTAGCGCACGTAGGCGGGGGCGAAAGCCCCTGCCTTCCGTAAGGAAACCGTGTGCTGTCTGTCTTCGAGCCAGGAAAGTTTCCTGGTTACTTTCCTTATGGGAAGTGCTTCGTAAGAAGTTCTTCCCTTAGGATAATTCGGCGAGATAGGCCAAGGTAGGTCTAGTAGTGTTCTGAGATAGCATTCATCGTGTGTTTAACCATATCATATATATGAAACGGAAAACTAACTGCTCGTCTGAGCAGCAGACGATGGAAGCAAAGAAAGCGAAAGCTTTCTACGCCTCTGTTACATCATGTGCACTGCTGGACCTAGCCGACACTAACAGTGTCTCTAAGCAGGAGTCACGACGCGACCTCGAAGAACTCGAGAATCGCGTCGCTGATGAGGGACTGTCATTTCTGACAGTCACTCTTCCATCCTTAGGTAAAGCCCTTGATAAGGCTTTGTCTGTGGACGGAGGGATACTCAACACAGTGGGATTCGAGTTAGAATCTCACTGCCGGTACCCGAAGTTTCTTCGGTGCTACTGGAGCAGAGTATTTGACGAGCTGGGTCAGGTGAAACCTGACGCAGATCCACTGAGTGTTCGAGCACTACGGCAAATTGTATATTTATTATACAAGTTGGAGATCCCACCCACCCAGGAACAGCGCGACAGAGTTGTCGCTGAGTTCGTGGAGGTGGATTCCGCGCTTCCCGTCCACTTCACGACTTGTCACCAGATTTCTGGTGATGATATCATGACGAGGTCGGAGCCATATGACAACGCTGTCTTGCTGACAGCGTCGAATATTGTGGCTAAGTTGTTCCGAGGATTTAATCCTCGGGACATTAAACCCAAGCACGGACCCGGCGCAGTGGCCACTGGAGAAAAGAACCACGAGAAGCATTGCTTCAAGCGGATCTATCAGGACATTGAGACGATGTATCCATTTATGGATTATTTCGTCTCAGGCCTGAACCATGTGGCCCATTGCTGGCCGGAGTTGCAAAGGCGCTTGAAACCCCTTAAGTCGGGTACGGCGAAAGTCGTACTCGTCCCAAAGGATTCAAGAGGCCCGCGTCTGATCTCGTGTGAGCCACTCGAGTACCAATGGATCCAACAGGGCCTTGGGAATGCGATTCGTCACCATATCGAAAGACGTGGTGGACTGGCTTATCGGCAGATTAATTTCGCCGACCAGTCAGTGAATCGCAATCTCGCCCTGTCTGGGTCCTTGGGATGCGGGTGGGTCACATTAGACATGAAGGAGGCGAGTGATCGGGTGAGTGTCGCTCTCGTGCGAAGTTTATTCGCATGGGAGGCAGACACATTCGACTGCCTAATGGCATGCCGATCAACCTGCACTCGTCTCCCTAATGGTGATGTGATTGCCCTGAGGAAGTTCGCCCCTATGGGGTCGAATCTTTGCTTTCCAGTGGAAAGCATTGTCTTCTGGGCGCTTGCCGTAGCTGCTATCGTACACAAAGACCCCGTGTGGTCCCGCTGTAAAGCGGAGAACATGCGGAAGTCCTATTGGCGCGCCATAGGGCGCGTCGCTAAGGACGTCTATGTGTACGGCGATGACATTGTCTGTAAGACCCAAGACTATCAGGTCTTACTTGACACATTGCCGACGTTTGGACTTTTGTTCAACGTCGATAAGTGTTGCATAGGTGGCTCCTTTAGGGAGTCCTGCGGAATGGATGCCTTTAAGGGGTATCCGGTCCAGCCGCTTCGATTGAAGCGTCTATGGTCAGTGTCACGTAAACAAGATGCCTTGACCATGGCTTCTTACGTAGCGTTTCGCAACGCTGCGTATGTCCATGGTCTGCACCGTGTAGCGGAACTCATCACTCCGCTAATAACGGCCGAAGTCGGTCCCCTGCCAGTAATGGCGTGGGACTGTTCCCGGTCTCCATATGAGTTTGAGCCTATTTCGGCTCTCGCTTTTGTGGAACACGGTACTCGCGAAGGCCTCAAACAACGACAGCTTTATGCACGTACCCGGTTGAACCGGGACTTGCATTGCGTCGAAGTTCGATGCCTTCTTCCGACCTCGGTAGATATTACCGTTGATTCGGATGACTGGAGCATGGTCCTAGGTTCTCTTTTGAACCCGGGACGCGAGGCGCCAGGCATCTTCCCTCTGGCCCACAGGGTATACCTGAAGTGGGCTTGGATTCGCGCAGGTAGTTAATCTGCGCGGACAATCCTAACGAGAGTTAGGGTTGAACGGG